TTAGTTTTTTTAAAAGTACAATGTTAGATATTTTCAGGGAATATAATTTAAGATGACTCAAATATTAAATGAGATGTTAAATGACTCTAGACACAATTGGCCAAAGAATACGCAGAACTAGAAAAAAACTAAATCTCACGCAAAAAGATTTAGCAAAAGCGCTAAGAGAAGCAACCCATGGTTCAATTTCTCAATGGGAATCGGATATAACTACACCTAGCGCTAAAAATTTATATGATTTATCAATAGCATTAGAATGTGATTTTGCATGGCTATTAAATGGTGGCAAGACGTCAAATTTGATACCAGCATCATTAAAATTGTTTAAAATACCATTGATTACTTATTCTCAGGTAGTTTTATTAAATCAGTCTAAAGATTCAAATTGTTTAACTAATGTTGAATACATCACGACATCTTTGAAAATATCAAAAGAATCTTTTGCAATAAGAATAAATGAGGATTCAATGGAGCCCGAATTTAAACAAGGTGATATAGTTATTATTGATCCTTCCATAAAACCGATACCAGGAGAGTTTGTTGTAGCTGTTAAAAATAAAGATGTCGAAGCAATTTTCAAAAAATATCGTGAATTGAGTGATGATCAGTTTGAACTGGCTTCGTTGAATCCTGACTATAAAACTATTAACACTTCAGATAAGCAAATCAAAATTGTTGGTACAATGGTTGAACACAGAATTTTTAGAAGGAAAAGATAAATATAACAAGGTTTCTAATTAAAAGAATAATATCAATCATCAATAACTGTAAAGATTATCCATAAAAACCTCTGTAGCAGTTTTTATACTCACCTCCCCTAACTGCTATTATTCCAAATGCATTAACTTTTTTCTTATCTCCATTTTATTTTCCATTGACATTATCTTTTTTATTTATAAATCCACTCTAAATGAGAAATTTTTTCCATTTCGAATCTGCGGCTTTAGAAATGTATAAAGCATTAACTATTTTTGCTTAACTTATAAAATAAAAAACTGCATCTTTTATATTTACCTCTTATATAAATCAATTTAGGTCAATGTAAGTTTACGATCAAGTAACTTTATTTCCAGTTTATATACACTATAATTAAGTTGATATTTGTTAACTATTGATCATATTTTGGGGAATAGCATGTTAGGAGAAAGAATAAGAATAGCTAGGCTCAGACTTAAGTTAAGTCAATCTGATGTAGGGAAAAAAATGGGGAATCAAAAACTGCTGTTTTAAAATGGGAAAAAGGAGAAAATACCCCGAAAAATATTGATCTTTTAGCAAATATTTTAAAAGTTAATATAAATTGGCTTCGTAGCAACAAAGGAGCGATGGAATCCAAAGAGATTTTCAATAAAAAGGGAATTTACGACAGTGATGTAAACAGAGAAATTAAAGAAGATGAAATTGAAGTACCTTTCTTTAGCTCAGTTGAGCAAGCAATAGGAAGTAAGAACATAGTTATGGTAGATTTTAGTGAAAATAAACCTAGATTTACTAAAACATTTTTAGACAGAAGAGGAATAGATAAGAATAATGTTATATGTTTTCCGGCTAAAGGAAACAGTATGGTACCTGTAATTTCTGATGGCGCAATAGTAACAGTAGATACAGGAGAAAAAAGGATTAAAGATGGTTCTGTATATGTTATCTGTCAAGATGGTTTGTATAGATTAAAAAGATTATATATGTTACCGAAAAATCAAATCAGAATAGTTTCTTATAACTCAACTGAATACCCAGATGAAACTGACCTCATTCAAAATGTTCAAATAATCGGAAAAGTATTTCATTGTTCTTTTGAACTAAATTAATTTTTATTAACTTTTCTGTTAACTTAGACTATGTCTATCAAATTAACACAATAAAACGATAATTAGAGTTATTAAATTAGTTAGAATGTTCAAGAGATTAGAAAGACCTTATAAACAAACTACTGTTTTGATCGCGAATTTAAGCCATGCATTGAATACCTGGCAGATTTATGAAAGTGGCATTGAGTTACAATAAAATAATCAATATCACATCGAAATCCATTTTATAAAGTGATCTTTAGTTTGAAATTATTAATCACTAGTAATACTCGTTTTGATTCATGTATTGAAATAATATACACATAACTAGTGTAAGTTCGAAATGAAACATTAAGAGCTTGTATTATTTAAATTTTCCACTGCAAAAGTTTTGTAGTTAAAATCTTTAAGGTCATCAACTAGGTGTTCTTTAGGGTTATTTAACATTCAACAAATACCTCCTTCAAACAATATGTTAACATAATGCAAACAAATAACTTTATTCTTATATGTACTTTAGTTAATCTAGGTATACACGAAAAAATATAAAAATAAACACAATCAAACAAGGAGATCTTAAATGCTGAGTGTTGAAAAGCGTATAAGAAAAATACTTAATGACTATTCAATAAATAAAACTGAATTAGCCAGAATCGCGTGCACAACACCTCAGAATGTTACTAATTGGATATACAGAAATTCCATAAGTCGAAAAAAAGCCAAATTGATCTCTGATAAGTTGGGTTATGATCTCAATTGGCTACTACTTCTTGATAATCAGGAAAATATACAGGATAGCGAATTAAATCCAGTTGAAAGGAAATCCTTAAGAGATGAAGATCAAATAAATGGGAAATTTATAACAATACCTGTTTTAGATGTTGAGTTATCTACTGGTTTTGGAACTTGTTCATCAATGAGGAAGGAAATGTATACATTACCTTTTATGGCAAAAACGCTCATAAAGCGTAATATACCAATAAATATGGCGAAAGTAGTCAAAGTGACAGGCAACAGTATGGAACCAAGATTATTCGACAAAGACATAATTGCTATAAATACAGCTGATACAAGAATTAGAGATGGTAAAATATATGCAATTAGAGTTTATAATCTACAAAAAGTTAAAGTTTTAATTAGAAATACAGATGGCACAATAACATTAAGATCATATAATCCGACCTATTCTGATGAAATAATTAGTAGCGAACAAATTGAAAATGGCGATTTTCAGGTTCTGGGTCGAATGTGGTGGCATTCATCTCTAGACGATTAATTATTAAATTCTTAAGCCTATAATTGGGCTTTTTTATCTCTCACTAAAAAGATCGCAAAATAATAGCCAATCAGTATAATTTTAAATTCTTATATAATTTAATAAAAATCATTATCTTACTTATTTTATAATTAGAGCCAATAATAAAAAAATAGTAAAGACTGGAAGAAAACTATCAATCAAAAATAATTTAAAAAAAGGAATTGATATATCTATATTTGCCGAAAATTGGAATTGGTCTTAATATTTGGCACTATACAGGAATTGTAATTTCATCAAGAGCTAAAATAAGAAATAACTTTAATGTGGTTTCTGGTGTGGTAATTGGTTTTAAAAATTACCAACAGGAGGGAAATATTAAAATCGGACACAATGTCATGATTGGCGCTAATAGAGTTATTTTTTGTCAAAATTTAACAAGCGGTGATAATGTAATAATAGGTGCAAAGTCTTGCATCAATTAAGAGCTTTCAAGCAATTGCACCTTTATACCGAAAGAAAATAAAATTATCTAATTTGGTTTAGATAGTAATTTTATCATTTTGAAGAAAAAGGGTTTAATGCCTTTTTGCTATCAACATATCTAATAAACTATCATGATCTTATTGAATGTAGGCAAAGAATTTATATAATGTCGCACTCATATATTTTTAATAACCTATTCAGCTTCTAATAAAAAAAGAAAGACATATAAATGCCACATTATTTCACATTTGAAATTTAAGTATATGGAATAAAATATAATAAAAAGGAATATACATGTTTAAATATCTTCATATTTTTAACTTTTTATTAACTCATGATCTCACAAATCTTAAGGCTTGTTGGGGAGCGGAAATTCTTAAAAAGGATTTTACTTGGTTCAGAATTGTCCGTCATTTTATTTTAAAAAATAATAAGTACCTTTTATGGTATCGTCTTGCTTATTTCATGAGCAGATCCAATAATAAAAAAATCGCAAAGACTGGAAGGAAACTATCAATCAAAAATAATTTAAAACATGGAGTTGATATATCTATATTCGCCGAAATTGGAATTGGTCTTAATATATGGCACTTTACAGGAATTGTGATTTCATCAAGAGCTAATATAGGAAATAACTTTAATGTGGCTTCTGGTGTTGTAATTGGTTTTAAAAATTACGAACAGGAGGGAAATATTAAAATCGGACACAATGTTATGATTGGCGCTAATAGTGTTATTTTTAGTCAAAATTTAACAATAGGTAATAATGTAAAAATTGGTGCAATGTCTTACGTCAATAAAGATATTCCAAGCAATTGCACCTTTTATACAGAAAAAACAAATAAAATTATTTAATTTGGTTTGGGTGGAAATTGTATATCGGTATTATTAATTTCAATACGAGTTAAAAGAATACGATACCTTTTCCATTCTTTAATTCTTTTATCCTCATCACCTTTTTGCATATCTAAATCAATAGCATCTTGGAGTATCGATATATTGTTATTAGCTTCTTCTAGTAAATTACTTATAGCTAATTTATTCATATTTATGATTTTTTGTTGATAAGATGCTTTTTTGGTTGCATCTTCAGTCCATTCACCATTGACATAACTACATGTTTGATAAGTGAGCTGATCGATCAATTCATACTCACCATTTTCGTGTGTATAAATTACTTTGTTTTCTGCGTTAGCTTGTACAGCTAAGTCTGTATATGTTTGTTCTGTTAGCATCATTTTTCCCTATTTTTTAGACGATTGATCAGTATCCACATGCATAAATTGTCAATGTTGTATATGTGACATTACCCCCTGCACCACGAAAAGCTTCACTTGTAAATGTAGTTGAAGTTTTTTGTCTTGCAGAAACCGGAACAGAAAAGTTATCGTTGTTAAATAGTGCATTTAATATTATTGTGTAGTTTGCATTACTAAAGGGTTTAATTAGATTATGAACTGTACTCATATTAAATGTCCCAGTTTTAACAATCCCTTGCTCAATAAATCCATCACTCCACTTTCTATACCAACTGCTACCGTCTTCGCTAGCGTATGTTTCTATAATATGCGCTGACCCTATATGGCTTTTTATATTTTCATCAGTTATTAATTGTGTAGGTTTTTTCCAAGTACCTTGGTCGCATTCTTGATAGAATAATTTTGAAGGAGACACGCCTACTTCTGTAAAAAATCTAGATGAGAATTTCCATCCATCACTTGTTGTTCTGTAGGGTAAGATTACCCCAGCAACCCCAGAACCAATTTTAATATATGGTTTAATCGATTCTGGCATATTGACATAGGTACTACCAAAAAAAGAGGCGTTCTGCTCGTTTAAATTATCCGATATCTTTGTAAGAGATAAGTTTTGATGACCTACGCCATACTCACCTCGCTTTATTAATTTAATACCTTTTTCATAAAATCCCTTTAATGCATTAACCTCCCCGTTGCGACAATTAATGACAACAGTACTATTAATAGCAGTATCTTCTTGACCTGAAGCATGCATCGGAGCGAAACCAACACCGTTCCATGATGCAAATGTTAAATTGGCTGTTTTCCCTAGTCTGGCATCATCCGCACCGGTAACTATAGCGAATCCTCCTCCACCAGCTTCATGTGCAAGAATGGCATTCGGAAGAGTGTTTGCTGCAGCTTGTATCCAACTATTAGATGCCATAATATCATATGTTTTTGGTTGGTTAGATTTTATTAATCCGCTAACGATTCCGCCAGTTTTTGGTAATGCATTATTTGCTTTATCATATGCTTTTTTTGCAGTATCATTCGCCGTATTTGCACTGTTTTGTGCATTTGATGCTAAATTGTATGCTGAATCGTATGCCTTTTTGACAGCTAATGGGGTTGCTGCCTCGGATTCTGATACGCTATTCACTGCCGAATTAAGCTGAACGATCCCCTTTCTGGTTAAACTGGCATCATCTAACAATTTTTTCCATTTTGTTGTGTTCGTTGAAGGTTTAGCGTTATTATTTTCGTTAGTCGCAATGTATAAAATACCGTTATATTTAATTACGGCATTAACGGGATATGTGACCTTATCATTCCATTCGGGCACACCTTGTTGAAGTAAATAAAGCAAATGCCTATCAACCCTATTAAATGCCCCATTAAACCATTCCATTGGTGGCTTTTTCCCGGTTCGTTCACTTGTTACACCCCACCCACGACTAATATCAGGAAATGCGATGAATTCTTCTTGTTTCGCCCCCTCAGCAAAAATTAAATAATCTGGGGTTTCTTGTACTTCTTTTGACATTGCTGTCCTCCTACATTTTGAATCCTTACGAATTTACCCTGGGGTTTCTTGTACTTTTCTTGGCATTGCTGTCCTCCTACATTTTGAATCCTTACGAATTTACCAGATACCAAAGCTGTTTTACTTGGCTATCATTAGAAAATCCAAAAGGTGTATGATTCACTAAAACTATTGATTGATAATTAACGCCAATTGGTCTAACTAAAATATCTATTTTGCTAATGGCATAAAATAATAACAAATTGAGATGATCACTATTAAGAATGATATTCATGGACATGGTTTGCATGCTCTATCACATTACCATTCGCACCTTAATAAAAAAGAAATAATCATCATATTGATAAAAGTCATCTATTCCAAATGATGGTCTTGATGGTGTTAGGTACTTTTGGTCTAGTGCGACATTGTCTTTTCCCTATTCAATAATCACCTCTACATTATTAACAATGCATATTCTCTAAAACCAATATTGGAAATATACAAAAATTTTGTAGTATCTGTAGTTGGTTGATTGTTTTACTTGGCTACTTTCAGGATTGAAAAAGAAATAATTAGAATAGAAATTGTCGATAAATGAATATAAACAGTCATTTTAATAATAAAGGCAACTTACAAATTCCTTTCATCGGGTTGAATTTAAAAATGGGGGCATGCCCCCATTTTATTAATCAGATTTCGATAGTCATGTGATATCAGACTCTAGATTAATATCAATGCGATTTAATAGCACCCGACATTTTTTCAGTCTAGTTATACCATTTTTTCTTTTCTGTAGTTCTTTCAGTATCAATTACATTTTGAGAAAATTAATTTGGTTTGGATGGAAATTTTATATCAATATTATTGGTATCAATACGAGTTAAAAGAATACGATACCGTTTCCACTCCTTAAGTTGCTCTTCCTCATTAGTTTCTTGCATTTCAAGCTCAATAATATCTTCTAATATTTTTATTTTCTCATTAGCCTCAATGATTAGATTATCCTTTCTAATTTTATTATTAAAAATAATATCTTCTTTTGTTATTTTCGGTTTTGATAATTCTAAAAATTCTTCTTCAGTAATTCCGTAAGCATAGACTTGATTATCATCATTTTTGTAAAATTTCATAAAAAAACTCCTATCTTAATTCAGTCCAAGTCTCAATAACCCAATAACCTTTCAAACAATATACTGAACCAACTGGTACTATAGCGGATAATGTTCCCCCATTGTTATAATGTGAATTCCGCCAAATTTTTGCAACCGCAATATTATCAACATATAGTGCATTTTCACTATAACCCGCATCATTCGGTAAAAAAGAGACATTTACTAATATTGGTTTATTTGTTGTATTTGTATAATTTACGCCAAAAGATCTTGATTCTTTGACATTTTGCCAAGTCTGACCTGTTCCAATGCCATTTTGGTAATTGTTTATTATTTCATTAGTTATTAATTGTACGGGTTTTTGCCAAGTACCATTGTGGCATTCTTGATAGAATATTTTTGACGGGATCCCGCCTACTACTGAAAAAAATCTTGATGAAACTTTCCATCCCTCACTTGTTGCTCTATAAGGTAGATTTATGCCAGCAATACCAGCACCATTATCAATATATGGTTTAATCGATTCTGGCATATTGACATATGTACTACCAAAAAAAGAGGCGTTCTGCTCGTTTAAATTATCCGATA